GCCTCGAGCGCGCCGGTGCGATACGGCACGAGCGAGCGCGCGCGATCGGCGCCACGCTGCGCGACTTCGTAGTTCACCTTGCCCACTTCCTGACGGACGATGCGCAGGATCGCCTTGAGTCGGCGGATCAGTTCCGCATCGCCCTCGACGCTGACCCACTTCTTCGCCATCAGGTCACCCGCTCCTGCAGCACGAGCTCGAGCTCCCGGCCGCGGCCCTCCACGTCCTGCGCCGCGATGATCTCGTAGGCCGTCACGACGCCGGTATACCCGTGCTTCACCGAGGCCTTCATCGCCGGCGTCACGGTGACAACGTGCTGGTCTGCGTCGTACGGCATCGGCAACCGCGCCCGATGCGTCGCCGACGCGAATTGCACGCCCGCCTGCAATCGTTCCTGCGTCGCAATCGGCTCGACCTGCGCACCCGCGCCGTTGACCACGACGACGTCGACGACGTCCTGGCCGCCATCCGGCCGGTCGACGAGCGTCTGACTCGTCACCGTCAGCCGCGCCTGCAGTTGCCCTGCGCGGATCGTCATGCGAGCGCCGGATCCCGCGTCCGCATCAACAGCTGCCCTATCGCCGTCCAGACCTGCGTCTCGTCGCTGTCGTCGCCGCGGTGCTGCCAGTTCCAGACGACCGCCTTGAGCGTGGCCGCCCGCACCACCGGCGGGGCTGTCGTCTCGTCCCACAGCGGATCGGCGCGGCTGCCAACGTAGTCGAACACCTGCGCGCTGGCGAGCTCGAGAAACTGCGTCACCTCGGCGTCGCGCGTGTCGTCGGTAATCTGCAGGTGCGCCTTCGCCTCGGCGAGCGTCGCGAGCATCACCGCAGCACCTCGGCGAACTTTGCCTGATCGAGCAGGTCGCCCTCGGGCGCCGCCGGTGCGGCCGGTGCCGCCGCAGGCGCCTTCGAGAATGGATCGTTGGCGTCCCGCTGTTTCAGAGCCGCCAAACTGAAGTTTTGCTGTTGAAGGTAGGGCGTTTCGCCGCCTTCGACTTTGCCGAGGCCGAAGTACTTGAACCGCGCTTCGTTCGGCGACATGGCGCCGGCCCCGATCGCCTCCGCAGCCGCCTTCGTCTTGCTGGACGTCACCATCCAGAGCAGGTCGTCGATATCAAACTCGGTCCCGTACGGCGGCTTCAGCTCGAGGCCCGCATCCAGCGACGCCTCGAAGTTCGCGAGTAACGACTGCAAGCACTGGCTGTGATATTTCACCAGCAGCGCCTCAAGGTCGGCCACGTTCGGGGCATCGCCCAGGTCCAGCAATGCGGGCGGGACGTGGTAGCAGGTGCAGACGTTCGTCGCCGTCCAATTGAGCTGTTCAATCAGTTGCGAATCGACCGCCGTCATCGATAACGCTTGATACGTCAAGCCCTGGCTGAGAACCGCGACGTGGCCGCGATTCGGTCCTGAGTACCGTTCATTCCATTCCGCCTTCGCGCGATCGACGAAGTCCTGACTGACCGGGCCGGGCGCCGTCAGGATGCCACCCGGCGCCGCACCCAACCGGAAATAGGACTCACTGCCGGCTTGCATCGCGAGGCCTTGCTGCGCGGCGAGCCCGCAGGCATAGAGCGGCGTCACGCCCACGAGCGGATGGAACAGCGTCACCATCGGGTCGTGAATAATCTCGCGTGCTGGGACGATGACGTCCTGACCGGCCACCGGCCCGTCCGCGACGCCGGCCAGGTCCGAGCGTTTCAGCGCGTAGTAGACACTGCCATCCGGCGCGATGAGCGGGGTCACCTTCGCCGGGTCGAGCACGTAGAGCGCGGACACGACGCCGCGCTGGTCGCGCTCCTTCAGCACGTAGGCGTTGCCCGCCGTGAGCTTGCTGGTGATCCACTGCTCGACGAATTTGACGATCGTCTGGTAGCGGTTCGGCTGCCGCAGCACCGGGCTGTAAGCCGGGTTCGTGGTTTCTTCCCAGATGCCGTCGTCGTTTTCGGCCACGAGCCGCAGATGCAGCTTCCCGATATCGGTCGCGATGAGTGTGACGCAGCCGTAGACGGCAAAGTACGCGAGCGCGTTGGGCGCGGTAATGGCGACGTTCTGCTGCCATGCGCCGGTAAACGACTCACGGATGACCGGAAACCAGCCGCCGCCCTGCGTACCTGCCGGTGGCGAGAGCGCCGCCGGCGTCCGCGACGCGCGGCTGATTTCGAGGCCAAACAGGCGCATAGAAGCCCTACGACCGCGTGTTCTTGGCGGGCGATTCCTGCGGCTGACCACCGGCGAGCAGCGCCGTGCCGCCCGTCGGAGCCGGCCAGGCCGCGGCCGTCAGGTACTTGACCGCATTCGCGTTCGCCTTAGCCCAGTTCACAAACCGCTCGGCGCGCAGGCCAACCGAATTGGTCTGCCAGAGCGACACAAACACCGTCGTCGCGGCGACCGGCGAGTCCGGCGCGCTGTCCATCTGCAGGGAGGCTTCCTGCGATGCGTCGATCGTCACGCCACCATCGTCGGCGTACAGGATGAGCGACGGCTGCAAGGCGATCACGCTCGTGGTGACCGCGTTTGACGTAATGAACGTCAAGCCCTTGTACGAGCCACCGTTGATGGTGACGCCGGGAAACTCTGGCGAGCCGTCGAGGTTTGTGCGGAACGACAGCGCGAGCGCATTCGCCGCCGACAGGATGAACGTGAGGCCATCGACGGGAATGTTGTTACTCGCGAAGTGAGTGATCAGCCCCATGATGTCGGCAAGCGGATTCGCGGTCGCCGCAGCGGTCGGCGCACCATTCGTGATCGACGCGGGATTGACACCGGCCACGGCGGCCACCGCGGGATCCGTGAATTGACTATCCAGAAACTGCGCGATGCCCGCGATCATGTCGTTGCGCACGAGCGCCTCGGCCGACGGATTCGAGAGCTTGATCAATTCCTGCGTGAGCACGATGATCCCCGCCGCCTTCGTGATTGAGAGCGACGTGGACGTAAACGCGAGCTTCGTGACCGGCTTCGGCTTGGCCTCGCCGACCCACCCATACGTTCCCCCCGCGCTGGCCGCGGGCACTTTGGTGTTGAACGGTACGGTACGCAGGCCTGGGATCTTTCCGAGGATCGTGGCGGGCCGCAGCAGCTCGATGAACTCGTTCGAGATGTTCTGATTGACCAGTGGGCTCGCCCAGGTGGCGTCGGTGGTGGTGCCGGGCGCGACCGCCGCCTTCAGGTACAGCGACACCTCAGGCGTCGAGTCGTCCCAGCGCTTCGCGTACTCGACGGCGTCGCGGATCTGGCCGGTGCGCTCGAGCACCTTGGCGCAGGCCGCGCGCACAAACGCCGTGCCCGGCGGCACGTTCGGCCGTACCGACACCGTGCTGTACGCCTTCAGGCTGAGCGGCGCCGCCGGAGTCGGCACGGGCGGCGGCGGGACCGGCGTCGCGGTCGTCATCTGAATCTGCTCGAAGTCGCGCCAGCGTCCGAGCTCGGTGTCAATCGTCTTGATCGACACGCTGAGCTCGTCGCGTTCCTTGCCGGCAGGCTCGTTGAGCGTTTCGCCCGCGCCGACGGTCGCGTTCATGATCTCGCCCATGCGCGCGACGAGCTCGCCGCGTTTGGTGTCCAGGCTTCGGATGTGTTCAGCAGCGGTCATGGGTGGCCTCGGCGGATTGGGAACGACAACGGGCGGCGGCGGGGTCGCCGCCGCGAGGTAGGGCGCGTCGAAACTCTTGATGGTGTGAATCGTGGTCTCGACGTTCGCGGGTACCGTGACGAGACTCAATTCGCAGATTTCAGTGCGGCGCAGGTGCATGCCGCCATTCGGCAGCGCCTTGACGCCGTCGGCGAGCGGACGGAAGCCAATCGACACGCCGGTAATCAGGCCGGCCTTGATGGAGTGCCAGGCTTCGTCGACGCGATCGCGGACCGCGCCGGGATCGGCAATTTCCGGCAGCGTCGCCTCGAAGGCGATGCCGTCCTGGCGCGCGGTCAGCGTCGCGCGGCCCACCGGGCGCTCGCGGTCGTGATGCAGCAGCAGCGGCAGGGGATTGCTGAAGGTGGCGCCGAGCGGCTCGAGCACGTCGCCGCGGCGGTCGGGCGTCGGCGTAGACGCCAAGCCGGTGATGATGCGGCGTTCCGCGTCGAAGGCTTTGATGCTGAGAAGCGCGTAGGCGCGGTCGAGCATGCGCCGCCGAGGTTAGCGGCTGGGATGGCGAGTTTGAGAATTTAAAGTTTTAATTGCGCGGGCGAGTGTGCTACGGACGAACTGCGGCACGGTCTGGCGATCTGCCGTTGCGGTGCGATAGAGCGCGTCGTATCCCTTGGATGGCAACGTGACCGTGAACGTGACCGAACGGTCATGGGCATCGAGCGGCGGGCGGCCAGGGCGCTTGCTCATGATGGCCCCGCGAAGATGAAGAGCCCCGGGTCGGATACGGGCGCCGCCTGGTCGCGGTGCATCGCGTCGAGCGCCATCACCAGCGCCGCGACGCCGTCAATGCGTTCGGTCGACTTCGCCTTGCTCGGCTGAATGTTGCCCGCGTGGTCGGTGTCGACGGCCACGTTCGCCACGTTCCAGCGCAGCACCGGATGGCCGTCGTGCCGCAGCGTGCGCTCGAGCACCGCCTTCTCGAGCGCCTTGCTGGGTGCCGACAGCGACGCCTTGCCCTGGCGCATCTTGACGCAGGTGAACCCGTCGACCGCCTCGAGCTGCGCGATCAGGTGCGTCGCGTTCCACGGGTCGAACGCCACCAGCCGCACGTCGAATTGTTCGCGCCAGTCGCCGAGCAGCGCCCGCACCGCGTCGTAATCGACCGTGCGGCCTGGCGTGGCCGTCAGGTGCTCGCGGCGCACCCATTCGTCATACGGCACGCGGTCGCGGGTAACGCGCGTCTTGATGCTCTCGGTCGGACAGAAGAACCGCGGCAGGACGGTAAAGCCCGCGCCGTCGTCGTCGGGAAACACCGCCACCGCCGCGGTCAAGTCGGTCGTGGTACTCAGGTCGAGGCCGACGTAGCAGCGCCGGCCGGCGAGCGCGCCCCAGTCGACCGGCTGCTGGCAGGCGTCCCAGGCCGCGAGCGCGATCCAGCGCACGTCCTGCTCGGTCCACTGGTTGAGATACAGCCGACGAAACGCGGCCTCCTGCGCCGGAATTTCCTGCGCCCGTTGACAGGCCGCGCGCAATTCCTCGAGCGAGCGAAAGTCGCCCAGCGCCGGATTCGCCTGGCGCCACACGGCCTCGCTCGTCCAGTCGGCGTCACTCGGCGCCTCGTAAATCACCGGCAAGAACGTGGGATCAATCTCGGGATACGCCTGCACGTTTTTCGCGTGCTGGTAGAGCTCCCACAGAATCGAGTGCCGGTCATAGCCCGCCGTGCTGATCGCGATGACCAGCGGCTGCGCCCTGGCGCCGGTCGACGTCGCCAGCACGTCCCACAGCTCGCGCGTCGGCTGCGCGTGGAGCTCGTCGAAGAGAATGCGGCTCGCGTTGAAGCCATGCTTACTGTAGGCCTCGGCCGATATCGCGCGATACACGCTGCCGCTTTTGCGGTGCACGATGCGCTTCTGCGAGTCGACAATCTCGCACGCGGCCGCGAGCTCGGGATCGGCCCGAATCATCGAGGCCGCGACGTTGAACATCAGCCCGGCCTGCTCTTTATCCGCCGCCGCGGAATACACCTCCGCGCCCATTTCGCCGTCCAGCAACAGCCCGTCGATCGCGAGCGCGGCACAGAGCTCGGTCTTCCCGTTCTTGCGCGGCATCATCAGCAGGCAGGTCCGATAGCGCCGGCGGCCCGTCGCGGGATCCGTCGCGAACAGCGGCCGGATGATGTCGCGCTCCTGCCAGCGGCGCAGCCGGAACGGCTGGCCGGCAAACGGGCCTTTCGTGTGGGTCAGCTGGTTGATCAGCCGCACCTTCTCGCCGGGAACGGGATCGCGGCGGGCGCTCATGGATGGTGCCTCACAGCATACGCCTCGCGTTATACGGCGCTTTTCCACTTGCTC